TGGGCGCTCGGAGGTGCGGAGGGTTCAAGCATCCAGGTCCAACATCACCCATGAGATATCCACCCATCAACCGCAGGGCGAGAGGCTCGGTCGGTTGCGGCGAAATGCCGTCGAGGAGAAGCCATGCCCAGTGGAGGAGCGCGCAACCGATCCGGTCCCGCGGCCAATGAGAACAGCGAGCGCAGCGACCGTCGAGGCTTCAAGCTGACGGCGCTGCCTGCTGAAGGCTATGACGGCGATGCGCCGGCGTGGCCCCTCGAGCCTGCCGCGAACGCAACCGAGCGGTCCTACTGGGAGCGTGCATGGCGCACCCCGCAGGCTTGTGCGTGGTCGATGCCGTCCGAGTCCTGGCGCATCCCGACTGTGGCCCGCTGGGTTCGCCTGTCTGTTCGGTGCGATGCCCCTGACGCTGGCGCCGCTCACCTTGGGCAGCTCCACCGGTTCGCCGATCAGATCGGCATGACCACCGCCGGCCTGGCTGAGATGGGCTGGAAGGTCACGGTCGACGAGCTCGCAGAGCGACGCGACGAGGCGCCCACTGCCGAACCGACCGTCGAGGATGACGAGATGACGGCGCGCCGAAAGCGTGCGATCAGTGGAGGCGCCTGAGTTCGACGTCGCATGGCCGACGCTCGGGTTCCTGTGGTCTGCGTGGATCGCGCGCCATTGCCGCGTCCCTGACCGTCACGAGCGGGGCAAGCCGTTCCGTGAGTACGACTGGCAGGCGTGGTGCACGGCAAATCACGGCCGGGTGCGCCCCGACGCCGTCCACGATCCCGACCGCCCGCTGCTGAACCAGGCGTTCGTCTATCGGCGCTCGCAGGTCATCGCCCCCCAGAAGATGGGCAAGGGCCCGTGGGTCGCCTGCCGGGTGACGCTTCACGCGGTCGGCCCGTGCGAGTTCGCGGGCTGGGCGGGTGCCGGCGATCAGTACCGGTGCGAGGACAACGGCTGCGGCTGCGGCTGGACCTACGACTACCTGCCGGGCGAGCCGATGGGCACCCGCAACCCCTCGCCGCTCATCCAGATCATGGCGACGTCTGAGGAGCAGGTCGCCAACATCTGGCGCCCGCTCACGACGATGATCGCGCTCGGCCCGCTGAAGGATCTCCTACTCCCCCGCGGCGAGTTCATCCGCATCATCGGCGAGTCTGGCGACAAGGACATGGACCGCATCGACCGGGTGACCGCGTCGGCGCAGTCCCGCCTGGGCGCCCCGGTCTCCGAGGTCTTCGGCGACGAGACGGGCCTGTTCACGGTCAGTAACAAGCTGGTGGCCGTGTGGCAGACGATGCGGCGTGGCGCGGCTGGCATGGGTGGCCGCTCGACGGAGACGACCAACGCCTTCGACCCTGCCGAGAACAGTGCGGCGCAGATGACTCAGGAGTCGCTGCGCCCCGACATCTTCCGCTACTGGCGTGACCCGGACGTGCTCAAGCATGCGGACGGGACGACGCTGAAGTGGAGTGTGGCGCGCGATCGCCGCAAGGTGCTCGCCTACGTCTACGCGGGTGCGGCGCACATCAACCTCGACAGCATCGAGGCCGAGGCGCTGGAGCTCATGGAGACGGACCCCGCGCAGGCCGAACGATTCTTCGGCAACCGCAAGGTGCGCGGCAAGGGCGCGTGGCTTCCTCCCGACCTGTGGGAGTCGAGGTGGTCTGGTGTACTGGCTGCCAGCGCCTGACCCCGGCACAAGCGTGTGTGGGGGCTTTGACGGCTCCGACGTGGACGACGCGACCGTGATTCGGCTGGAGACCCGTGAGGGCTTCCAGTTCACGCCGCGGTACGGGCCGGCGCAGCGTCCGACCATCTGGCTTCCGGCCGAATGGGGTGGCGTCACGCCACGGCTCGAGGTGCACGCCGCCTGGGCTGAGATCGCCCGGACATACTCGCTGCGGCGCGTCTACTGTGACCCGTTCAAGTGGGCCACAGAGCTCGACGAATGGGACATCGAGCACGGGCCCGAGACGTTCATCGAGTGGCGCACGAACCGACCCCGCCCGATGCACGAGGCGCTAGACCGGTTCACGACCGATCTGACCTCTGGTGCGCTGACCCACGACGGGTGTCCGATCACGGCGCTGCACATGAGCAACGCCCGCAAGATCGCCGGCATGCGGGACGCGTACATCCTCGGCAAGCCGTCCCAGCACCAGAAGATCGACTCCGCGGTCACGTCCGTCCTGTGCCATGAGGCAGCCGCCGATGAGCGCGCCGCCGGCTGGCCTGAGATGGCCGCCTCCACCTACTTCCGCTTGCCGCGCTGATCCCGAAGGGGGGCACCCTGTGGCGCTCACCCCCTCCGAAGTGGAGACCATCGACCGACTCAAGAGGGATCTTGACTCGCGCTCGATGAACGACGAGCTGCTGTTCCGCTACTACCAGGGGCGCCAGCGTGTCGAGCAGTTGGGCATGGCGATCCCTCCGGCGATGCGCCGGTTCCTCGTCATCACGAACTGGTGCCGCACGGTCGTGGACACGATCAACGACCGCCAGCAGGTTCGGTCGCTGATCCTGCCGGGCGAGGAGACCGCGGACCCGACGCTGCGGGCCATCTGGGACGCGAACAACCTCCAGTCGCACCTGGCGATGTTCAACCGTGACCGGATGATCTACGGCCGGGCGTTCATGTCCGTAGGCGCGAACGAGGACGACAAGTCGCTGCCGTTCGTGCGCGTCGAGTCTCCGCGGGAGATGGTGGCCGAGGTCGACCGTCGCCGCGAGGTCGTCACGGCCGCCGCACGCTTCTACGGGTCCACCCCTGCCGGCGTCACCCCGACCCACGTCACGCTGTACCTGCCGGATCAGACCGTGTGGGTTGCTCGCGGCGACGATGGCCGGTGGGCTGAGATCGACCGGGACCGCCACGGGCTCGGCGTGGTGCCTGTCGTCATGCACCTGAACCGGCGCATGACGGGCGGTTGGTCTGGCGAGTCCCAGATGACCGACATCATCCCGCTCGTGGACGCGGCTGCGCGCTCCCTGACGAACCTGCAGTTCGCGCAGGAGGCGCACGGCATCCCGCGCATGTTCATGACGGGTGTCGCATCGGGTGACTTCGTGGACGCTGACGGGCACCCGATTCCGCAGTTCGAGGCGTACTTCGACGCCATCCACACCATCACGAACCCTGCCGGCAAGGTCGGTCAGCTCGACGCCGCGGACCTCAAGAACTTCGAGACTGCGCTCAACATCTACGGCACGCAGGCCGCAGTGGCTACGGGCTTCCCCGCCCGGTACTTCGGGCTGTTCTCCGCGAACCCCCCGACCGAGGGCAGCATCCGGGCCGACGAGGCGCGGCTGGTGCGTTCGGTGGAGTCGCAGAACGACGAGGTCGGCATGTCGCTGGGCTGGACCGGCGCGCTCGCGCTTCGGTTCGCCACCGGCCGCGAGGTCGAGGGCAACAGGGTCCGCGCCGACTTCTTCGACCCCGCTACCCCGACCATCGCCCAGCGTGAGGATGCGCTGGCGAAGCGCAAGGCGGCCGGCGTGCTGTCCCGTGAGGGCTACTGGGATGAGCTCGGCTGGTCCGAGGCTCGCAAGGCCAAGGAGCGCGCCTACTTCGACCAGGAGATGTCCAGTGATCCGATCCTCGGTGCGGCTCGTGCGCTGACGGGTGGCGCGGGTGCTCCCGCAGGCGGTCTCTGACCACTACCGGGCGCAGCAGCGTCTCATCGTTGCCACGCTGGGTTTGACCCGGCGCGAGTGGTCGATGATCGGCTCAGACTTCGACGCAGGGTGGGCACGGATCGGCCCAAGGCTGGCCCTGCTCACGGCGTCGGCGCAGTTGGGCGCGGCCCGCTCGGGCGCGTCCTACGTCCCGGCGTCACTGGCCGAGGTTGGCGCGTCACCGGAGGCTGTCGGGACGGTTCGCCCGGAAGGGTTCGCCGGCATCGCGGCGGATGGGCGCGAGCTCGAGACGCTGCTCTACGGGGCGGTCGTGAAGGCGCGAGAGGCCAACGCCGACTCACTGGACGAGCGGCTGCGGATTGGCGGCCAGTGGCTCGACATGGCCGTTCACACGACCATCTCGGACACGGCACGCAGCGCAGCGAGTGTCGCCATCGCGGCCACGCCTAAGACGGGTTGGATTCGGCACGTCAACCCACCCTGCTGCCAGCGGTGCGCAGTCCTGGCTGGCAAGTTGTTCAAGTTCAATCAGGGCTTCGAGCGGCACCCCCGTTGCGACTGCTTCCACATTCCCTACGCCGAGTCCGACCCCTTCGACCTGGGCGTATACATCGGCCCTGATGACGTCAAGGACCTGACGAAGGTGCAGCGCCGAGCGATCGGCGACGGCGCCGACATGAACCAGGTCATCAACTCCCGGCGCGGTCGATCCGCTGACGGGCTCTACACGTCCGAGGGCACGACGCGCCGAGGGTGGAACTCCTACGTCAAGCGCGAACTAGCCAAGCAGCGCGGCGAGGTGGCCCGCGAGACGGCGACCAACGTGGGCCGGCGCGGCTACGTCAAGAACTACGTCGTGCGGCGATCCGGCCCGCGACCGACCCCCGAGGCGATCTACAAGTTCGCCTCCAGCCGCGAGGAAGCCGTGAAGCTCCTCGCCGCGAACGGCTACATCATGGCCGACCTGTCCAAGGTCGCCCGCATGGCCCTCTAGAACTTCCCGAGACGCGAGGTCTTGGGCTGACTCCGAGATGGAGACACAAATGTCCGACCCCACCCCGACCGACGCACCGCAGAGCGCAGCGGACCCCGCCGCTGGGGGCAACCCCCAGAGCCAGCCCGAGACGGACTGGCAGGCGAAGTTCGAGGCGCAGCAGAAGGTGAACCGCGACCTCGAGACCAAGTTCAACGGTCTCCGGGACTCGCAGCAGACGCAGGCTCAGGCCATCGCGCAGGCCCTCGGCATCAAGCCGGAAGACACGCCCGACGTGTCCGTGCTCGCCGCCACCGTGGCGACGCTGCAGGACCAGTTCACCCAGACGCAGCTCGCCAACACCGTGCTGACCGTGGCCGCCGAGAACGGCATCACCGCGGCGGACGACCTCGAGCTGCTGCGCTCGGTCAAGGACGAGTCGACCATGCGGACCATCGCGGCCCGCATTGCCGCCACCAACGGGGCGGACACCCCACCCATCACCGCGCCCGGCCCGCGCCCCGACCTCACCCAGGGCGCTACGGGCACCCCTGCCGCCGGTTCGCCGGAGCAGGACTTCGCATCGTTCCTCAGTCGCCAGATGGCCGGCTGAACCCCACCTGACCAAGGAGTCAACCCATCATGGCTACGAGCCTTTCGAGCATCAACAACACGCTCCTGCCGGCGTCCATCACCGGCCCCATCTTCGACAAGGCCGTGGAGTCGTCCGCGGTCATGGCCCTCGCCCGGCGCGTCCCGCTGGCGATGACCGCGCAGACCGCCATCCCCGTCTCGATGGACGTCCCCGCCGCTGGCTGGGTGTCTGAGGGCGGCGTCAAGCCGGTCGGCAACGGTCAGGTCGGCATCAAGACGATGGTGGGCAAGAAGGTCGCCCTCCTCGTGCCGGTCTCGCAGGAGATCGCCATGACCAACGCGGCCGGGCTGTACGCCCAGCTTCGTCAGGACCTGCCGACGGCCATCGCCCGCGCGTTCGACTACGCCGCGATCCACGGTCTCGACCTCCGCACGGGTGGCGCCGGCCCGTTCACCGACTACCTGAAGAAGGGCGTCACGTCGGTCGAGCTCGGAACCGCCTCACAGGCCACGGGTGGCATGTTCACCGACCTCGTGAACGGTGAGAAGGTCGTGGTCGACGCCGGCTACGACTTCACCGGATTCGCCGCGGACCCGCGCCTGCGGCCGACGCTGAAGCTCAACACGGACACCACGGGTAAGCCGCTGTGGGTCGACGGTCCCACCGCGGGCCTGAACGGCAACGGCGGGTCGCTCATCGGCTACCCGGCGTACTACAACCGTGGCGTCTCCGGCGACTACCGTCGCCAGGGCGGCCGGGTGCAGGTCGTGACCCTCGTCGGCACCCCCACGGGTGGCACGTTCACCATCACCTACGGTGGCAACACCACGACCCCGCTGGCGTTCAACGCCGCCGCCGGCACCATCCAGACCGCCGTCCGGCTCCTGCCGGGACTGGCCGCTGCGACCGTCACCGGCACCGCCCCCGGCCCGTTCACCTTCACGCTCAACGTGGTCGGCGGTGCGTCCGGCCCGCTCAGCGTCAACCAGACCGCCCTGACCGGCGGCACCGCCGCCGCATCGCAGGCCACGATCACCGAGTCGCCCGTGCAGGACACCAAGCTGCGCGCCATCGGTGGCGACTGGTCCCAGTGCGCCTACGGCGTCGGCATGGACATCACCATCAAGGTGTCCGACTCGGCCTCCTACGTGGACGAGAACGGCGCCACGCACTCCGCGTTCCAGGAGAACCTCGTGCTCCTGCTCGTCGAGGCGTACTACGGCTTCGTGAAGTCGGACGCGTTCGGCGCGTTCGTCGCCTACACCGACGCCTCCTGATCGTCGGATCAACTGAGCACTGAGGAGGTGGGGCGGCCGTGACTGCTGCAACGACGGAAGATGTCGAAACTGCGCTCGGCCGCCCCGCATCCTCGGACGCAGAGGCCCGCCAGATCGTCTGGTGGCTCTCTGGCGTGGAGATCCTGATTCAGTCCCGGCTGGGCGACCTGTCGGCGCTGGATCAGGAGGTGCTGCGGTACGTCGAGGCTGAGGCGGTTGTCGCCAAGGTCCGACGCGGCGACTCGCGCGTGTCGAGCGAAACGGTGTCGGTCGACGACGGGTCGATGACCCGCCGCTTCGAGACGGGCGTGCAGACCTCAGACATCTCCGACGAGTGGTGGGCGCTGCTCAACCCGGCGACGGGCTCGAGCTTCTACTCGACCCGCCCCGGGTTCGAGGCCGACGACGTGCAGTGGCCGGTCAGCACCCCGCCCTCCACCTACGACTCGCGGCTGGACTTCCCGTGACCCTCGCGGACGCCATCGCGGCGACCCTGCCAGAGCTGCGCGCCCATGCGGAGTCGATGATGGTCGACGCCTGTACCGTCACCCGCGCCAGCTCTGGCGCCCCGGTGGTCGACAACAACAACGGGACCGTGACCCCCGCGGCCCCCGCGACGATCTACAGCGGCCCGTGCCGCGTGCAGCTCCCCGACGCGGTCGAGAAGGCCGAGGAGGCGGGCGGCGACGCACTGAGCGTGCAGGCGGCGATCATCTCACTACCCGTAGCAGGCTCCGAGGCTGTGGCGGTGGGTG